GCAATCGCTGCATTCATCTTTTCTTGAGCCTGAATGAAACCTTGCAAAGCTTCAGATGCAAGAGACTCGTGATTGGCTCGCGCCTTAGTGCCCATTAGGGATTGGAATAGGGTTGGCTCTTTACGTTGTGTCATTTGATTCTCTCCAGATATTGAGTGGTGGATTGTAGCCCTTTCGAGCTACATAGTCAACAGTTATTTTCAGTTGTTTTCGAAAAACTCATCAGAGATATCAACCCACGACACCTCACCTGTTTCAATGAAGTGACGAACTACCAACGCTGCAATTGCAGGATTCCGGTAGGTATGCCCATCAAGACCAAGATTAAATGGAGAGAACAGGCGCTCTGCATCATCATAGTCCATACCCAGATAATCCGATGCCAAGAAGAAAGCTCCAATATCTCCGCCTCCTTGATGAGCATCTTCTCCCGGCAAAATCCATTCTAGATCACCATCTTCGTCACGCTCATCCAGACCAAGCATTTCGAATTGACATACTGCTCCGGCGATACAACAAGCCGTACCACAATCATCACCTGATCCAGTATTGGCTACGACGGCATACTCCATATCAAAGTAACCAACTTCAAGGTCATCTGTAACCTGTACGTGTGGTGCTCCAGCCTCCAGCCATTGAGCAACTTTTGTAAGAGCGATAATGCCTTTTTGGCTAAGGTGAGTCATTTTAATCTCCAATGTCATTTAAGAATTCATCATCTAGTGAGCCGTCTCCACGGATTGCTTCGATCAGCTTCTGTGCTTCAGCAATGTAGTAATCATAATTCACTCCCCACTTGAAGTCAACCATATTATTGCACGCTGTCACATTCCATTCTTTGTCGATTGAGAGACGACGATCACCCTCAAGCTCTTTACCTGCAAGAGCTGGCATCAGCTTAATAAGCTTTCCACCTTCAACAGATGCATAGTACCGGCAAATGTTCTGCAATGCAACCTCTGATTCATCTTCCATCACCATGATCAGCTTGGAGCTACGTGGAACCTTTGTTCGCAGCATGAAATCATACTCGTCTGTGTGAGCACGAATGAAATCTTCTGCCAGCCCTTCACCAAGAAGCTCGTGTACAGCCGCTTTCTTGATTACCAAAGCGCTCTGGTTTTTATGCCAGTCAAGGTCTTTGTATTCGTAAGCACCTTTACGCTTCACATCACCAGATTCAAACACGGCAATGTAGTTGTTCACGTTTGCAGCCATCATAGTTTGATATACATCACCTTCCATTGTCAAGCCTGTTAGAGCTTCCCATTCAGCCACACACACAGCGATTGCATCAGAATCAGTCTCATTAGCGACATACTCAAAACCATCAGTGTTGCACATGATCACTTCAACACCAAACCGATTGATCAGGGTTTCCATCAACATGCACAGTGAGAGCTGTCCATTGATCGTGATAGACATCATAAACTTAGGGTCATACATCGGGCTGAATTCATCACCAGACGCCCCGTAGGTGCCGTTGAGAGCCAGCTTAAGAGCCTTGTTCAATGCACTCTTCTTGTGGTGACTACGACGCTCAATGTACAAATCTTCATACACTTCACAGAACAATGTGTCAAGGTGCTGTGGGTAAATCTTATTCTTGATGCTCAGGTTAGGGTAGTAGGATGCAACGTCAAGGGTGTAAATCTTCTTGCCGTTTCCAGATACGGTAATCCCTTTCTTACAACCGTGAATACCACCTGTACCGAAGTCATAACGGAATCCGTCAATCACCACGTTCAAGTTGTCTGCCTTTCTCCAGCAGAAGTAATAGCTCTTCGCGCCTTTAGGACTCTTAAGCTCTTTCTCTTCCACCCAACCAAGCGGATGTAGCTTGAACATAGCTTTCAGGTGTTCATCTGTCGGTTCATAACGCTTGTTCTTCTTGTCCTCTGGGTCACTCAACTTCTGACGCTTGACAACCATCTCTGCATATTGAGCTACTTCACCAAGACGGTGCTCTTCAATGTCAAGAAACACACCAGCGGTTTCAGTGATGGTCTGTGCAGCAAACCAGTTGCGAACAGCAGTAAACTCTGGACGCTCAAACTGTACATAGTCAAGGATACACTCACGCAGATTGATGAATGGACGCTTTGTCTGCATCATCTTCTTACCATTGCTCGTTTGACGGAAGCAGCAGCCCGGACGGTTTTGTTCAAGACGGTTGACAAACAGCTCTTTACCAATCTTGGTGTCATTGTAGTTGGTACAGTCAAAACCAAACTGGGTTGTTAGCTCAGCACGCAGACGCAAAGCATCAAGACTGTGGTAATAAAACTTCAACGTCTCACTAACGTCTTTGTGGTTGTAAACAATAAGCTCATCAATCTGTGCGCTATCAAGCACCATCCCTACAGGGAATGGAAGGTCTTCAATCGAGTCAGAGCGCATATTAAATTCCAACATCTTCAAGGATGTCATACGTGCTTTGTTATCGAAGTGATGAACCTTGAACAAATCCACTTGCGGAATCAGAACATCAGCGTTTCGGATGTTGGCACCAAACTTACTGGTCTTCATCTTCTCAACGATGGTCATAGCCACACGGTACAGCTCAGTCGGTGTAACCTTGAGAGGTGAGCCAGTTGTACGGCACTCAGCACTCTTCTTCAAGATGTGGTGAATCACTGGATAATCAAATCCGAGGTTATTGAACCCAATCATTCGATGTCCATTGACTTTAACTTTTCTAAGAAAGTCAAGCATTGCTTCTGTGTCGTCCTTTCGGTTACTAATCTCGAAATGACGTTTGCCTTTACCGCTAGCATAAACAACAGCCATTGTAAAAACATTTGGATAAGTTTCGATATCATAAACCCAGTCACCCGGAATGAAATCTACGACTTCCTCTTGTAACATACTCTTCTCCTTTCAAAAGCGAACGCAAATTATACAGACAAACGAATGGGAGCACAAGGCTCCCGTCTGTCTTAGGCTAAAAGCCCGGATCATGCAGATGATGCTCTGGTGGCTCACCTACATTTGGTGGTTTGTCAAGATCAATCTCTGGAACAACTCTGTTGTATCGCTCATTCAGGTAGTCATCGTAGTTAACAACCTTACGCTTAGCGCCATCAAAGAAGAGCTTCTGAATCTCACCAGTGATACCACCTCGACACTTCGGCATATCAACATGCGTCAGGTTTCTGATGATTGGATCAGTGTTCATCTTGTCACGACTAACAACAATGTTGATAGCAGCAGACTGTACAAAGCTAGAGCTACCGAATGCATCATACTCAGTTGCCTTTCTCCAGCTACCATCAGCATTCTGTGGTGGCTTACGAGTGTGCAGTACGTTGATGATGGTGACGCCAGTTTTCAAGATTCGTTTCTGCCACATCATGTGATCTTCTTGAGCGTCTGCGTTGCTACCTCGCAGGATGTCAGTCAGTACGTCGATCACGAGGATTCTGCAACCATGCTCATTAATCAGTCGTTCACATTGAGCCTCAAGCTCTTTGATATTGCCGTCACGCTCATCCAGAATTGCAAAGCGGCTCTCACCGTTATCTTTTGTCAACAGGTTGTCGTACAGTGCAGCTACATCAGGTCGGTCAAGATAGTCAAGAATCTCCTGACCTTCACCCAACCACAACAGATTCTTCTCAAGGTGGATAGACAGCAAGTCAATTGTGTACTGACCAGCAGTTGCTTCTAAGCTTACAACACCTACCTTTTCAGGAGCATTGAACAACCAGTAGTAGACAAGATCGTTCACATGTGTAGTTTTACCTACAGATGTATCACCAATGATGTTAACCATCCGACCTTGCTGAATACCACCCTTCATTGCAATCTCAAGTGGCTTCAGGTGGAACGGTAGCTTGATACGGGGACGAAGAAGCTCATCCCTTACCTGACCCATCAACTCAGAGCTATTCTGGATTGCAGATGCTACCAGAGGCTTTCCTGCGTAGAAGTCACGAGCAAACTGTTTACCTTTACCGTCCTGCAACATCTTGTTTGGGTCTTTACCAGACCACTTGACAATCCTCACCTTCTCTTTCGGTAGCACCTTGGAAATAGCTTCAGCAGCTTTTCGGCCAGCGTCATCATTATCCATACCGATGTAGATAAAGTCAAAACCATCACAGAAGGCGTAGTTGGCTGCCACCTGATTAGCACAGCTATTCTCACCAGCCGTTGGGCTTACTACAGCTACAGGATCATAATCTTTGTCCTTACGGCTCTCAGCGAGCATTTCATAAGCTGCAACCTTGTCCTCTTCACCACCAACGATCAGTAGGTATTTACCACCAGACTGAAACTTGATTTGACCGGACAGTTGGTTTTTGTTACCAGTCGATCCACGCTTACCATGAGAGAAGTCTTTAGGGTGATTACGACACTTGTACCCGGCAATCTTGCTCTTCATACTGGTTTCAGGATAGAAGCGCGCTAGCACCTTACCATTTGCATCCAGTTTTGTTAAGTGACCATAAAACTTGTTGTACTCATCACTGATACCACGATAGCCATTTGCAACATACCCTGTTTCTTTGATGAGTGCCAACACCTCTTGTCTATCCATTTCTGGATGACACTCAACCTTTGGTGTCTCTTCACTCACGCGTTTCTTCTCCCCAGAATACTCTTCGAATGTAATACCTAGAATCTCCATAGCCTTCTCCTTGGCTTCTGGAAAGTCCATATCCTCTTTCTTCATCACGAAGTCAATCGCATCACCACCTTCTCCGCATGCCCCAAAACAATACCACGAATGGTTGTGGTCATACAGAGTTAGTGATGGCGTTCTTTCTTTGTGGAAAGGACAACAGATTTTCTCTTCATCGGCATCTTTAGGGTAATAATGCTTTACGATTTTACGAATCAAACTTGTCAATCAGTCCTCCTTATTTATCCTGCTCAGCCTCACATTCATTATACAGCTTCTCAGCAAATTCCTTCACTGCTTTATCTTGATTCTTTTCAAGTTCAAACTCACTAACCTTGAACGAATCTTTAACTGTTGGCATCAATGCTGGATACTCATGAAACATCTCAGTCAACGCGATCAAAGGAACACCGTCCTGACGATAGCGCATGATCATTTCACCAGCCAGATAGATTGGTACGCAGTCAACACGCTCTTCTGTCACGTGTGTTGGGGGCAGCTCAAGGCTAGTTGCCTGTCTCGGGTAAAGAATACCCATCACTCCAATTACAAACACAATCCCCAATAGGGCAAGAGTGTTACCAAAAGCAGGCGTGTCACGGAATCGTTTCTTTTTCAGGTGGGTCATTTCTCTTCTCCAGATAACATTTTAAAGGCTGTCTCGCAGCAAGGCTTACAAATATACGCTGAATGACTGTCATAGTCAACCACTCCGATCAAAATAGCTTCTTCACAGGATTCACGGCAAGAGGTGCATGATATAGATGTCCAGCTTTTGTTGCCGATAACTGCGTCAACATCGTCAGGGTTAGGAGTCTCACCAAGCTTCACCAAACTCTCGTGTACCTCTTGCTTTCTTTTAGCATATGCAGTATCAAATCTCCAGAAACCATTCTGGAAATAAGTATCAAACCACTTCTTTGCTGTGGAGTTTGCACCCAATTGCCGAGTTAACAATTTCAAGTTCATCGTAGGTAAGCCCTTGCTTTAGCCATGTCACCACGAGCTTTATTTAGGGCTTTGGCAACAGCGATTACCCCTTCACCCGTTTCGTCTCTAAGAGATTTTACCATCTCAGATGTAATCTTGTATGGGGTCATGAGGTTGATGTACTCACCCAAATGCTTCATCTTTGCGTTCAGCATAGGGATAGAGGGATGATTCCCTTGTATATCTTGGATGATCTTGTTCATCAAAGATAACACTTCCTCAATAGCCATACTCATCTTTAGCTGCTCGTTATCGGTCATTACCAACTCCTATTGAACCAAAGGTTTTTACGCGTGATGTGCTCATACTTCTCTTTCAGGCTATGAGGTGAGTGGACAGTGATGTACACAGGCTCGATACCCTTCTCCATACAGTATGCCTTAGAATTGGCTGCCATGTCAAAGTATGCAACCAGAGAACCGTTATGGCTCTCCAGCATGTAGCCCATCTCAGTTTTGATTAGCCAGTGGTTCATTCAATCAAATCCAGAGATTCCGCTGCGATAAATGAAAGACAGTGATCACGGGATGCCATTGCGACAAACTCGGTATGACGCGTCAGCACAAGATTGGTCTTTGTGGCTACATCATTTGCCATCACGATGTCAATTCCATTATTCTCAAGGCTCATTGCTGCTTTACTGAGCTGGGTTGTCCACTTAGCACCAGATGTAGTCTTGAAACCCACCACGATCACGTCTGGGCGTATTTCTTTGAATAGCTTAACCAGCTTACCCTGAACACCGCGCAGCACCGCATGATAGTCCTGAGAGCTTGACAGGCGTGCTTCATCAGATGGGCTATCCATCTCAAAGTCACACACAGCAGCATTCATCACCAACACATTGACATCTGGGTCATCTGCGATATGAACAAGCTTCTCAAGAAGGTCATCATTTGTGACAATCTTGCTCGTGTGATCAGCCATCTTTGTAAGCACAAGCTCAACATCAACACCGTGACCTTGATAGATTTTAGAAAGCTGTCGTGCAGTCGTGCCAAACGCTGGTGCTGCTAGCGATAGGTGACACGAGATGCTGTTGAATGTACCGCCACCGACGATAACCACTTTAGTGTTGCTCATTATTAGCTCTCCAGTTCTCTGAGTTCAATTCGCGAATCTTCTAGGCTTTGAGTCTTGACAAGGATGT